GCATCATTGACGTATGTCATCCCACGTAAGGCTTTCGCCTTCCTACCGTTTACGATAGGCCATCTGGGTCAAGCCCAGGGTTTGCGGGCCGGGAGCGTAAGCTCCTCAACCCATTTAGGCACACTGTACACGCCACAATCAAAGGAGTTAACTTTGTAAGTATGACGCCGAAGTGCGAACTTGCGAGGAGATGTGAAGTCCCCCCACTTGCTAACACTACCGGTTCCCCACTCAATGTGGGTTCTGCACATATGTGACCAAGGATCGGTATCTTTATCCTTTACCCTCGCGGGCTGGATGTAATACCCAGTAAACGAAACCTTTTCTACTGCTGGAGTATACTCAGGGTATAGGCTTTTAGACCTAATTACACGCTTACCGTTCCGTTCTGCCCACTCACTTTGGAGGACAAACCAATCTTCAGGCGCAACTAAGCGTCCCAAATATGGCGATGTATCTGTCGCAAATGGTAGAGGTCCGAGGACTTCTTCAACAAGGGAGTACCAATACTCCGAGGCGGTTTTAAAGCCGTTCTCTTGAAGCTCTTGGGCGTGAGCCCGCATGCGTACCATTGCGTTTACCAGACCTTGCTCGTCACTGCTTATAGTACAGTACACCGATTTTAGTCTGACTGGTGTGACACGTTCACCCATGAAGGCATCCATACCACACGACTCCGCGAACGAAGTCCCTACGAATGATTTTTCCCGGTTCACCTTAAGAAGGTACGATTCTAATGTCGCCATGACATCAGAAGCACATTCCGCCGGTACAATGAGATCATCACCGTAGACATAGACTTTTTTCAGTGCGGTCGCTAATGAACCGAGGCGCGAAGCCACGGCCGTTACGGATAGAGCCCATACAGTGGTTGCCAAAACAGGGAAGCACAAAGCTGACCCCATCGGTGCATACTTGTACAGGGATACCCGTTCGCCCCCCGGGAGGAGGGAGAATTGGGACCTAACGTCGAACATGTGTTCTTTAAGCAAGGTTTCCCCGAAGAGAAAGTCGACCAAGTCTGCGGTTACGCGATCACTCGCGTCCTTCAGATCAAGTGTAGCCCATTCCCGGGACTTTGACGTCTCGAGAGCTAACCGTTGATTTACCGTCTGGTCCACGAAGTTAACGTGGCCGGCTGTCAACGGATTCGATTCCAAGATACGTACAACCTCGTTTTTGATGCCTTGCTGCAAGAATTGTCTTTCTGCTGGCTCGGCTGAGATTAACC